AATGGGGCAAGTACTTGCCCCATACCCGTGGAGGTGCCGACTGTGGATAACTTGCCAGCCGAGGGGCAAGAACTTGCCCCATTCCCTGATGTTCGGGGAAACGGGCAAGAACTTGCCTGTATCTCTGAATCCGGAGGATCGGATTCTGAGACTCTTTCCTAGGCTTGGTATTCAGATGGTAAACGACCCTACCTACAAGCTGGGTTCGGTGCAGAACGAAGACCCCCCTTCCCCCCATCCGGAAACTTCGCCCACGGAGGCGCCCGACATGCGCGAGGCCATGGCCGTTTCAGAGCCGAGACCCAGCCAGACCCACACCAAGCCACAGCCCTGGGTGCCTGAAACCCCGCTCCCTCGCGTAGAGATCCCGGGGGCGTTCGGCGCGGTCGTGGCAGCTGCTATGCGAGATGCCGCTGCCCGCATGCAGGCCACGCCAACGCCCCCGGAAGAGCCACCCAGCGCCAACGGCCGCCTAGCGGTGCACCTGCACGGCAAGATCCGCACTAGGCTCCTTGCCCTAGGTTGCCCAGAGGCCGAGATGCCCAGGGAGGCTACCCTGGCGCTCCTGTCCACGCGTCTGGCCGAGGCGAACGTTGACCAAGTCCTCGAGGGCACCCAGGCCTACCTGGACAAGCGGCGGGCGGACCGCGGCAAGCTCGAGCCCCATGCCGTCTGCCAGGTGTTCCTGGGCGTCGTGGCTCACATGGAGCGCCTGGGACGAATCCCCGCAACGGGCATCCCCTGGCGACGCAAAGGCCCTGCCGGCCCGCCCCCCTCGGTGCCTGGCAGCAACGGGGGAATCGCTCGGGCGGCGGCAGGGCCCCACAAGACACCTGGAAGGAGTCAAAATGCCTATGCTCTGGAGAATCCGTGAGTACCGCCTGAAGAGGCTGCGCAAGGGCGCGTGTGCGCCTGGGAGACTCGATACGGCATGGGTCCTGGAGGCCTGCAGAGTAGGGTATTCAGGGGTTCCCAAGCCTTGGCAAGGGGTAAAGTACTTCCTCCTCGAAAAAGACGCGCAGGCAGCCCTAGGGCGCCTGGCGCCACTTATCCCGGCCCTCGCGGGCGAGCCCAGCGGGGCAAGCACCAACGCACAGGGGCATGCGGTCGAGGAGGTGCAGCGTGGGAAGCGGTAAGGGCAGCATACCAAGGCGAACCGGCGTGCGTCGGGAGTCCATCTTCCTGTACGAAAGGCTGGACAAGCAGGGCGATTTCGCCTGGATTGCCTCTCTTCGGGCACAGAAACGGCGGCATCTTTGGCGCAAGAACCAACACCACGACTACACGAGACGGCGCAGAAACCTATGGCCATGAGCCAGCTACACATCACCTGGGGCCCAAGTGAATGGCGGCGCCGGCGGCTTGTCCGCTGGCGGTTCTGTTCGCACTGCCGCAAGTGGCGTAGGCATCGCCTGGTGTGGGGGTATCAGGACTGGTACGACCCGATGCCGCGCGCGGAATGCTTGCGGTGTGGGCACCGGCGAGCGTGGTGAATCTGCGCTTGACTTGGCTGCCACGGATGCGGCACATAGGCGCCAGCATGGGCTTGGGCGGGTTGCCTTGCATCTGGAGCCGGAGGGCTAAGGGTTACCGCTCGCAAGGACCCGCCCATGCATAGGGGCCGGCGCGGTTCTTGATACCCTGTGTCCAGGCAAGCGCGATCTGGACCGCGCCGGCTGAGCAAGGAGTCCCGATGATCCAAGACACCATCAGCAATGATCCCGAGGGGCGGCGCACAGTTGTCGAGATTCTTGTGGGGGACAGCGCCAACGGGTTAGCGAAAGCGGTTAATGAGGCTCTAGGAGAGGGTTTGGACATCCTCCCAAACACTTACCATGTGGTCAACCTAGGCACCGAGCTTGTGCACTTTGTATGGCTGGTCCGTTACGTGGAGTGGGAACAAGATGCCGAACCGCCCCGATAGGCCGCGCATCCTTACACCGCGCGAGCACAAGTGCCCCGAGTGCGACGAGTTGTGCACCTGCATGCGCGGCAACCACTGGGGCGAGCAGAACTGCGAATGCGACTGCACGGACCAGCTACATACCGATCCAGGCTACGAGGGCCACCACGACAACCCCTACACGGAGTAGCCCGTGCCGCGCCAAAGGAAGAAGAAGCCCACCGCTGACGACCCAGCGCTCCGCCGCTCGTACCTGGAGACCTACGCGGCGCGCGATGTGCGCAAGCGCCTCTCTCGCCTCAACCGCTCGCTTGGCATTCGGCAGGAGACCGTTGACCGCTGGTTGAGCGATCCCGACTTTGTGTCCGAGCTCCGGCGCATCGACGAGCGCCGCATGGAGTCGGCCTTGATGGCGGCCACGACGCTTTGGCCGCGTATCCTCGAGGAGCAGGCAGCCATCGCTGCCGGCCAGCTCGAGGAGCTGCCCGACATGACCGATTGCACGCCCGCGCAAGTCCAGTTCCTGCGCCAGTCCTACGTGGCCCGTGCCGCCAAGCGCGTCGTCATGAGCACGCGCGCCGCTGAGCTTGTGGCCAAGGTCATTGGCGCCATCAAGCCGCAGCCTTACGTGCAGCTCTACACCGAGAACGTCGAGCGCTTCGGCGGGCTGCCCACCGACCCCGAGGAGCTGGTCAAGGAGAACGACCGCATGGACGAGGTGCTGCGCCGTGCGCGCGAGCGGTACGCCAAGAAACAGCCGGAAACGACAACGCAATGAGTACACCGGTTCCACAGATAGATCCCGTATCCTCTTTCTTGTATTGCCCACGTTGCGGAAACGATTGGGGCTGCTGTTTACACCACGGACGCGTTACTATCATAAATCGCATCCAAGAGGATGGGGATGGCTGGAAGATCACAGTTATAGGCGGTTTGTCAAAATGCGAGCGCGTATCCTCTGAGGAGATTGATGGACGCCGCGATGTGATGTATATTGAGTTCCGTTGCGAAAACTGTTCAGGGTCGAGCCTAGAGCCAACTTGCAAGCTGCGAATCATGCAGCACAAGGGGGCAACGTACTTAGAATGGCAACTTCTGGAGTTGCCTGCATTGCAACAGGAAGACGAAGTGCCGCAATGATCCCACAGCTGGGCATGACACTTACTGGGAAGGTCGTCCACGCCATGAAACCGGGCTGGGGCGGCCGAACCTATTGCGGCGTCAGAATCGTCGACATTCCTGGAGAGAGCCATGCCTCGAGCCAAGCCGAATTGTCTGCGGTATCTCTACGGGATGGCGTGGTCGTCAATGCCGCATAGCCAGCCAAGGGCAAGCACTGCATGGAGGAGTTGGGTGCGGGATGCGGGCAAACGCTACGCCAGGCGGCAACCATGATAGCCAGCGCGCAACAAGTCTTTCTGCAGCTGCTCGACAAACGGCCCAGCATGACCCTGGACCAGTGGCTGTTGCTTGGAGTCGTAGTCTCCGCGGGGCTCATTGCCCTGGTTGGGATTGCCTGGTCCCGCCAGCATGAGCGTTGGCAGCGCGAGACCGAATTAGAGCTCAAGAGCCTAAGCCGCTTGGTGGAGTTCATCGAGATGGAGTGCAGAGCACTCAAGAACGCCATGCTGCACCAGGGCATCATGCCGGGCATGCGGTTTACGCCGCGCAACAAGACCGAGGACAAGAAGGAGCACTGCTGATGTATGCCGGCCCCGAACAGCTCCGCCAATGCCCGAAGTGCCAGAGTCGGCAGGTCAACGTGACATATCATGTGGACTTAAGATGTGAATGCCCACCACCCGCCAGAGAGGCTGGCACATTACCGGAACATCTTGCCATCCGCTGTGAGTGTGGTTACCGCTGGGCACGCGCTACTCTTGACAGTTCTGGCACATGGCAGAAATCATCCCCATAGACGACTTCCGCACTGCAGCCATGCAAGAGTACGATACGCTGCGCCGGCGTGGGCGCATGCATCGCTACGCGATCTCCGAGCTGGCACAAGCCGATGTGAACGTCTTCGCCGAGCACTGTTTCGCCATTCATCAACAGCCTATCCACGTGCGGTGGCACGAGGAATGTGACGCGCATCCGTTCCTGGTCTTTTGGTCTCCGCCCGAGCATGGCAAGACCTTCCAGCTAGGCTTTGTGCGCCTCATGTGGGAACTCGGCAACTATCCCACACGCAGCTTTGCGCACCTTGGATCCGGCCCGGATATCCCCGAAGCGAGCCTGCAGCAGGTTGCACAACACATCGTCAAGAACGACCGCGTGCGTGAGGTCTTCCCCAGCCTGCGCGTGGCGCGTGTGGGCCGCACCCCCACGCACATCTTCGGCATCTGGATCGAGCGCCCCGCAGGGCACATTGACCGCGACCCGACAGTGATCGCTACCGGCATTCTCAAACAGATCGTGGGCCGGCGCCTCGATGGCGTGTTGCTTGACGACATACACGACACGGACAACACCTACACGCGTGCAGCGCGCGAGAAGGTCAAGCAGCGCATAGACGATGAGGTTCTATCCCGCGTCAGTGCTGAGGGTTGGATCCGGTCCATTGGCCACCCATGGACGAAGGACGACGCAGGCCACTGGCTAGCGGCGAAGGAAGGCTGGCAACACAGGCGCTACGATGTGGAGTGCGACCTGGAAGGGCGGCCGGGGCCGCCAGCGGCGTTGTGGCCCGAGGCTTGGCGCGACCCGCGCAGCGGTGTGCTACGCGGCTGGCCCTGGGAGCGCATACAGGCCAAGAAGGCCTCGACCGACCACCTAACTTGGTGGCGCATGTGGAAGTGCCGGACGCCCCAGGAAGAGATGGAGCTTTTCCCGCTGTCGCTCATCCGGCGCGCCCTCGAGCGCGGCAAGGGCTTGCAGCTTGCGCGTCCCTGTCCAGAAGGCCAGCTCGCGGCCAGTGGTATCGACCTGGCCACTGGCGATGGCCATGACCTGACCGTCATCACAACGGGCTACATGGCTGGCGGGGTACGCCACGTGCTCGATATACGCGGCGGCCTGTGGGACGATGCCAAGATGTACCACGAGCTGCGCGAGCTGGTGCGGCTGTATCCCCGTCATGGAGGGTTCCTGATCGAGGACAATGGCATGCAGAGACTGGTCGTCCGCACGCTCAGGCGCGCGGAAGTCATGCGTGCCTATGGCTGGACGGACGAGGACTTGAACCGCACACGTGTACTAGGGTTCACGACGACCGCCAAGCGCAAGATCGACCCGCACCTGGGCATCAAGAGCCTGGTGCTGGACCTCCAGACAGACCAGCTGGCTCTGCCCAGCGATGAGAGGGCCCATGCTTGGCGCCAGGTCGATCAGCTGGTCCAGGGCATGCAAGCCTATGACCCGAACGAGCCGACAAAGCACACGAGCGACTACCTGATGAGTTACTGGCTGGCCTGCGAGATGATGCGCCGACTGGGTCAGGAGGGCGCGAAACGCCTTGGCCTCAGTTGAGGATATGCAGTAGGGTGCCCCGCATGTGGTCGGTCGTCGTCGTCCTGACTGCTGCCACATTGGCCTGTATGTTGCCGATGCTCTGGCATGGTGCCGCGAGGGGTGGGAGTGTGAGGAGACAGGAGGAGGCAGCCATGCGAACCTGCAAGCGCTGCAGCCGGCCCCAGGGCGAGCCGCCGCGCGTGCTCAATCACAAGCAAGCCTTGGTGCTCTTGCTCTGCACGTGCCACTACGACGAGGCCCGCGCAGTAGACCTGCTCTTGCTGCAGGTCGTCGGCAACCCCATCCATCGCGGATGCGATTCTCCCGAGTGCAGGCTCTGCAAAGAGGACTTGCGCTATGTCACATGAAGTGTTTGGGGAATACGAATGGAACGAGCCGCAATGGCGCCTGTGGGCCACGCCGCCGGAGATTTTCCGCAGCGAAATGACGAGCGTCGTGAACTATGGCGGTACCGTGCATGGCAGCACTTTCCTCCTGCGCAGCGATTTCCCTGTGCTCGTGTACTTCAGCGACAAGCTGGTGGCGGGAGCCGGTGGCCCATACTTCCCCCCGGTGTACCGGTTCAACTACGGCAAGCAAGCCCGCACCCACAACGTCGTGTTCAAGTTGCCCATCGGTTGGGGCGGCAACCCCGCCGAAACTGATGTGAAGCGCATTGCTCCTGTTGGCAACTTGGTGCAAAGCGAGATCCTGAAACGCCACGGAACGTGCTTGCTCGAGGCGGCATGGACACCCAACCAAGAGCCGCAAATCACGATCCCGTCGCTCTTGCCTGTGCATAGCTATCAGCTCTCCACCAACGTGTTGGCCGCATCCCGCCTCAACCCGTACTGGACCACTTTTTTGCTGGAGAGTGTCTTCCATATCAACGGCAAGCTGCCCAATGAGCTGTACGCGTTTGCTCAGAGTTTCAGCCTGGAGATGGATAGCCTGGCCCCTGCAGCGTCTAGCGAGGGCTGGCTGTATGAGGGATATCTAGAGAAGGAAGATGTGCCAGCAGGGGATACCTATGTGCCGTTATATACGCTGCCACTCGTCTCGGATGGTTACAGCGGACAAGCTCTGTTCAACACCTACCCATGGGTCAAGATCCCACTGCGCTCGCTGTACAAGCCGTATGCGGCAGAGACGCCCCGTACACGCAGCGTTGCGTGGGGACATCCTGGTCTAGGACTCTTAACAGCATTCGGCATCCACCGCCTGTACTGCGGCTATGTGATGTGAGGCAACCATGAGCGGAGTACTGCCCACCACGCCATTCAGCATCACCGCCTTCGGCACGGCGCAGACCATCGTCTCGTCTGGCTCGATCCCTGTGGATGTGCTCAGCATCACTGTGTGGAACACGGGCACCGCTGGCGTGCCGGGCGTGATCCAGATACGCGATGGTTCGGCAGGTGGTACGTTGCGCCATGAGGTGCCTGGCGTGGCAGATGCCAACGCGATCCAGCACTACACCTTCCCTGGCGGGGTGCACGCCAACGGCCTGCGCATCGAGTTTACCGGTTCGCCTACCAACCAGCGCATGACGGGTACGATGTTCAAGATGGGCTAGGAGGTTAGGATGGGTGACTTGCTGGACATGAACGGCAGGCGCGCGCGCGGCAATGGAGCGACAACCGAACGCCCTAAGCCGGCGGCCCCAGGAGAGACACGCATGCAGATGCTCGCCCAGTTGGCGGGCGTATGCGTACAGGCCGAACGCGAGGCCTGGGGTCGGCATGGGCCGGAGGGCGTTCTGCGTGCCAAGTTCAACATACGCGTGACCGGCTTACCGCCCAACGCCGGCCCCTTTGTCGAGGTCTGCCCTGGCCTGCAAGGGCTGCTTGTTTTCAGCGGTCCCGAGGGCCTGCTGGAAGTGAGCTGCCAGGCGGTGCGTAAACTGATGCTTCACGAGGGGCGCAGCGGCCTACCCACTCCTGACATGGGCTGGGATCCCTGCCAGGTCATCGTGGCCACACGCCTGCATGACGAGAAGAAGCGGAAGGAGGCGGCATGTACGCCCGATGGCTCGGCCTAGTCCTGCTTGTGATCGGTTGCTCGCCTATGCAGCCGCAGCCCAACCCGCGAGGGCGCGAGCTGTTTGAGCAGGAATTCACCATGGCGACTGGCCTGGGACCATTCTTCAACCGCCGATCCTGTGCCAACTGCCACATGCCGCCAGGTGTAGGTCCTGGCGACGAGACCGAGCGCCACGCGGCGTTTGTGGAGGTACCCTGCCGCCCCGTGCTCGGCGGGCCCGTCCTGCAGGACAGCTCATTGGCAGGACCGGGCGTGCCGGCGCCGGCCGGGGCGGTAGTGGCCATTCGCACGAGCCCGGATCTCTTCGGTAACGGCATCATGGACCTGGTAACCGATACCGAGATCGTCGCACGCAACGACCTGTGGCGGCGCTTCACTGGTGGTCGCCCGCATGTCCTGCCTAATGGCCGCCTGGGCAAGTTCGGCCGCAAGGCCCAAGTCGCCAGCCTGCGCGAGTTCACTGCCGACGCCTTCGAGGTCGAGCAGGGCATAGAGGTGCCCGAGGAGTTGAGCGAACAGGACAGCGATGCCGTGGCGGCTTTCATCGCTGCACAGGAGCTCCGGCCACAGGGCGACGTGAAGAAGAACATCCTGGGCGGGCTCATCTTCGCTGCCATTGGCTGTGCCGGGTGCCATGCGCCCGAGTGGGGGTACACGGACTTGGTGCTCCATGACATAGGCACGGGCCAGGCGGACATCTGCCTGCTGGATGCCAAGCCCGGGGAGTTCCGCACCGAGCCGCTTCTGGGGCTTCGATTCGCTACGCAGTTCCTGCACGATGGCCGCGCCCAGAGCATCGAACAAGCGGTGCTCTTGCATGGTGGCGGATATGCCACGCGCACACGGCTCGCGTTTCAAGCCTTACCGCAAGAACTCCGCAAACTGGTGCTGGAGTTTCTGCGCAACCTGTAGAGGGATGGCATGACGAAACAGTTGCTCCTTGCCTCTTGCTTGGCGCTGGCTTGTGACGGTAGTCCGCCCTATGCGCCGGCCTCGAGGGATGGGGTCTGGCTCGTGCAGGACAACCTGGACAGCGTCTATGGGTTTCTCATCGTTGAGGGATCGCAAGCCTATGCTGAGCTGTTCATAAAAGACTTTGGCCCTGCTTGCTGCCAGGAGATAGCGGTTTGCCCATATTTCTGGGGCCCTGCTTCCATCGTAGACGGCAGGATCCAGGGGGAATATGCGCAGTACATGATAATGGCCGCCTGGGACGCTGATGTCCTGTTAGGCTTGCTTGCAGTCAACCCTGGCCTGGCAGGTTGCGAGAGCAGACCGCCAGCAGAGTGGACTGCGATACGCTCGTCGCATAACCAGTAGAGAAGGAGGAGCCATGTTGTATAGCCCGACCCTGTTCCGCGTGCTGACCGTCGTCGGCATCTTGCTCTTTGGCGTAGGCCTGACTGTGACGCTCGTCACTGACCAGGCCGTGGTGGGCCAGGAGCTGCGCTTGATCGGCGCCCTGTACTACCTGGGCTCGAGCTGTCTGTACTTGCTGGCGCAGGCGGTCATCTACCTGCAGTGGCTCAACAACAAGAAGCCGTAGGGTTATGGCCGAACCACTGCGGGCGGCTGAGCTAGGCTTGACCGTGGAGTACGTACCACGCAGCCAGTTGCGGCCGGCTGAGGTGAACCCGCGCAAGATGTCGTCGGCGCAGGAGGAGGAGCTTCCGAGCTGTCTGCGAGCATAGACGGCAGCAGGGGGCTGCACAGGAGCGGCAGCAGCAAGCCCAGAGCGAGTTGCTGCTGACCAAGGAGCACGCACGCAAGACATGGGATGATGAGGAGGGCTGAGGATGCCAGCACGCCTAGAGTACCTGTATACGGCCACTTCCCGGTGGCCGCACCGCAACAGCGTCGAGATCGAAGTGACCAAGAAGCTGCCAGGCGGGCAGAAGCGCGACAGCTATCAACAAGATGTCCAGCGCCAGCTAGACGAGTGGCTGCCGCAACTTGGGTTGCCTGAGCTCACGCCTACAGCCAAGCTATGGGACATCGCGGACGCAGTCTATCGCACCGCCCAGCAGATCGGTGGCGCTGTGGCCTGGGTTCGCATCATCGAGGGCACGCAAGCGATCACGGTTGAGCTCGTGCAGGAGAGCTGATGCCGCAACGTCTCATACCAAGGACGCCGCCGCCTTATGTGGACCGCAGGCGCCCGCTTGCGGTGCACCTGCGCCAGCCGACGCTCCACCCCAACGTGCCGCGCCCAGGCGAGCTGTTGGGCCTCATGGGCTTGGTATGGGCCACCTACGATTTCAACCAGCCCAGCAACTTCACGACGCTCGCCAGCTCACCGGCGATCAGGGGCCGCAACTGGGCCTTGTGGGAAGATGCACTCACTCGGCGCATCCTGGCCCGCGGTGGCAACCCTGCCACCGAGATCGTGCACGCCGTCGCCAGCGTGTCGCTCATGGGCGAGGCGGTGCTGGATCTCTGTAGCATGCTGGACGTGGTGTTCCTCGGGCATTGGTTCTCGAAGCCCATGGTGGAGGCGATCCGGGACCGGAGCACCGCACCGCATGGTACGCGCGTGTACTTCTGGACGGACTTCGAGTCCTTGCCCATGGAGCACTACTACATCCCCCAGGCCGAAGAGGCTACGGGGCAGATAGCCACGGGCAGCAATATGGCTTTGCTCAGCAAGAACGGCCTGCTCAACTCGTACGGCGAGCCCTTAATAGACAAATTCGAGTCGAACCCAGTGGACCAGTCGCCACCGGATCACAACGTCGCCTGCCCACACATCCCGCCCCACGGCTTGCCTCCCTTCGCTGCCCTGGCTGGGCACAGCTACGATGTAGACGTGTACCGCGCCACGGGCAATGGCAATCCAGAATCCGCGCAGACGCTCAGCACGCTGGGGCTCGATCCCACTGCGCCTTTCGGCTGGACGATCTCGACTAATCCATGGCTGGACGCTGCGGGCCGGTACATCTATCAGGGCTTCGCCTTTGACAACCTGTTGCATGAACCGTTCAAGGGCGCCGCGGTGACGGATTACCCGGACGGCTGGACGGCACAGTATCGCTCCGGCTGGCAAGCCTTCTTGCTCGCCTGGCGCAACTTTGCCGGCAGCGATGCACGTGTCCTAACGCCCAGCCAGTGGCTATGGGCCAACAGTCACATAGCGCTTGACGTGTTCACGACCGAGCACTGTAACCAGCGCTACCTGGAGCACTTCTTCCGCACGGCGGCGCTCCAGCCCAAGCTATGGACGGAGATAGACGCAGACCTGAGCTTGCTGGCGAACAGCGGCATGCTGGCCGTGCTCGCGTTCAATGGCACCCTGGGCCAGCAGGACAGCTGGGCGACGACAACGGGCGGGCCGAACCCCGCGACAAATGGGACATGGGGGCAGCTCGTGGCCCGCGCCAAGCAGCTGGGCATGGTGGATAGGCTGTACGTGGCAGCGTGGCAGATGATCGACGGGGCGTATGCTTTCTGGCAAGAGGGGTTCCGCATCCCGAGGTGAAACGATGCCACATATCTCAGAGCTACACTTCGAGTCTGGGCCAGTGACTGTGGACCTGGAGATGGAAGGGACCGTCTCTACAGCTTCAGTCATCGAGGCCTTCAAGGCCATGGATGTACAGATCCTGGAGATGAACAAGCGCCTGCCACTGCAAACCATTGAGTTCGGGAAGTCCGGAGCGGTTTACCGCTACTCGATCTGGTAGATGGTCGGGCATGGGAGCAGGAACTGCACTTCGATGAAAACATTCAAGATCCGAAAATGCGGTTCGCAGTAACCGACTTGTGGCGACTGAGCGAGTTCAACATGCAACGGGCTATCCGCGACAGCCTGGTCGCCATGGTCCAGCAGCATGGACTGGTACGGTTCTCCTGGGCCTATAGAAGGGAATGAGACATGCTCTTTGCACGGTACGGCGAGTACAAACAAGCCGAGGTGACCCTGCGTATCCTGCAGCTTCCAGAGGGCCAGGGATCGCAAGTGGTGGTCTTCTACCAGGACAGATACGCAGCAGAGTTCAACTTCGGCCCTAGCGGCGCAGAGATTCCGGCGGCGGCCCCAGTGGAAAAACTGGCAAGCGAACCTCTAGAACAACCGGAAGCAGACAAGGAGGAGAAGCGGGGCCGCCGCCGGTAGTTACTTTGCCCCTTGCCAGGGGGCACAGTCCGTGCATAGTCTGGCAGCGTTCGGACTCCGGCGCAAGGTGTTGTGGTGGGGTTGGGCGGTGGGGTGGCACAAGCACTCGTCAAGCGGCTAGTTTCCGACGTACGGTCGACCGCCTGGTTCTTCAGGCAGGCCACGGCCTACACTGGCGCGCGGATCCTCAAAGCTCTCAACCCTAGGGCCATCGAGGCCCAGCGGCTCGCCTTCCTCTCGTTCTTCCATCCAGTCAACCGCCCCCCGCCCGATCTCCGGGCGTTGATGGAGGTTGAGCTCAACCAGGTGAGCGTCGGCCGCTGCCTGGATGTGATCTCCGAAGATGCCGGCGGCGTGCCGCTCCATCTCTTCTCCGGCACCCCCGAGAACCGTGGCGACGAGATAACCAGCCACCCCCTGCTCGATCTCCTGGCCCAGCCATCGCCTGACGTACCGCGGCGCGCCTGGTGGCAGTACGTCTACGCCGACGCCCATGGCGCAGGCGACCACTTCAGTTACGTACACGTGGACGCCCGAGCCAGGCCGGCTTCCTTCTCTAGGCTACGCCCCGATGAGGTGACCGTTAATCCAGACCCCACTGGCCAGCACAACATAGGGTCGTACGACTGGGACACGATGGAGGGTCAAAGCACGCTCATCCAGGGCGTCGGCGCGAGCGTCCGCGCGGCCGGTATCCAGAACATTCCCAGGGAGCGGATGTTTCACGTGAAACGCCGGCATCCGTTCACCGTCTTGCGCGGTTATGGGCAAGTGGCCCGCCTGCGGCATTACCTGCTGCTCGATCAGGCCATCCAGGACTGGGACTGGAATCGCTGGGCGCAGGGCATCCCCACCGAGTACATCATGTTTTTCAACGGGCAGTTTCAGCCGGGGCAGAGGGAAGAGATAGAGGCGCGCCTGCAGCGCAAGATGGTCGGCCCCAAGGGCGACAACTACATGTTGCTCGAGGCGAACGATTCGGGTGAACGACAATGGGAAGTGACGACCTTCCCGCGGGCCACCGAGAAGGAACTGGCGACGCTCGACAAGGAGCAGCGCATCCAGTACCGCATAGCCGAGGCCATGGGCGTCCCGCCTAGCAAGCTGCAGGACTTCAGCCAATCGACCCGCATCGCCAACGCCGATGCCATGGAGCGAGCCTATTGGGAAGACACCATTATGGGCCTGCACACGCTCGTGCTGGATTTCATGAACAGCATCTTTATTCCCATGTACTACGGGCGTGGGCTGTTCCTTGAGTACGACTACGCGGGTGTGCGGGCGTTGCAGCAGTCGGCGCTCGAGCGCGCGCAGATCCATCAGGTCTACCTGAGCCAAGGAGTCATGTCGCGCAACGAGGCCCGCGAGCAGATCGGCATGGAGCGCGTAACCGACCCATTGATGGATGCCTTCCTACACAACGGCCAGCCGCTGGGCGCGAACCCGCTGGCAGGTTTCCTGCCCGGCGGCAATGGCCGTGAGCCCATGGAGCCCGACGAGGAGCCCGAGATCGCTGAGCGCGCTCGGGCGAAGGTCGTGCCTTTGCGGCGCAAGACGGCGGTGCTCCAGGCGCCACTGCTACAGCTCGACGAGGAGAAGGAGATTTTCGACAAGCTGGTGCGGGCGAAGCTCAGGTTGATGGTCCTCCGTGCAGCTGAGCAGCACCTCGAGCTGGCTGGCATCGCCGGGGCCTTCGATCTACAGGATCCGCAGGTGCTCCAATTCGTGGACACAATGGTCGTGCGCTTGGCCGAGGAGGTCGTCACCAACACCGACAACATGGTGCGCGCGCGGGTGGCCGAAGCCATTGCCGATGGCCTCTCGGTCACCGAGATGCGCGCCATGCTGCAGGACGCCTTTACCGTACGCCGGCAGCCCTGGCAGCTCGACCGCATCGCGCGCACCGAGACGCACCAGGCGCAGGAGGGCGGCAGCTGGCATGCCTCCAGGCAGAACGGTGTCGAGTTCAAGCGCTGGATCACGGCCCGCGATAGTCGTGTGCGGGGTCTTGAGCCCGACGACGATGCCGACCATGCCAGCATGGAAGAGATGGGGCCACTGCCGCTTAGTGTGCCATTCGTGGATACGCGGAGCGGTGCCCGGCTCATGTTCCCCGGCGACCGTGGTGGGGCCGTCTCAGGTGCCGACACGATCAACTGTAGGTGTACTTGGGCCTCTGACTTCTCGCACCTGGACCTCGCTGCGCGCCCCGCGCGGCAGAAGATGGCTCGCAGCCTAGACGATGTCTGGATGGCTAAGGCCGAGCGGCGCGCCACGCTGGAACTGGACTTGCTCCGTACGCTCCGGCGGTACTTCCTGGGCATGGAGCGCCGCGCGCTCGAGGCCTATGACGCGCAGACCGGCGCGGCAGGGCCAGAGCGAGCCCAGACGGGAGGGCAAGTCTGATGCGTGCATTCGTCTATGTGGGTTTGTTCGCGGCCTTCATCCTGGGCGGCTACATGCTCCTAAGCCGCGGCTGTGTGTACGAGGGCGAGGAACCGCCACCGGTTGTGGCGCCGCCGGTAGATGAGCCACCGGACTGGGCGCCCGGGCCTGTGGATAGCGTGCCGCCGTTCGATGCACCACCAGATTCGGTACCGCCCCCACATACAGACCGGCCACGAGGAGAAGGGAAAGGCCCGAAGCCGCCAAAGGAGCCCAAGTAGGTTCAGGATGCCATTACCCAAGCCGCACAGTGACGAGGACAAGGACGCATTCATCGGCCGGTGCATGGCGAACCCGACCATGCGAGACGAGTTTCCTGATGGCGCGCAGCGGCGCGCGGTATGTGAACGCCAGTGGGATGAGGACGGGAAGGCGATGGAACAGGACGAAGCAGATGGGCTCGGACGCCCTGTAGCGGGGCTCCAGGATTACCACAAGCTTTGCGCCAGCGTGCACGTGGTGAAGGGCGAAGCAGGCGACGACCGCCGGTTGACTGTGGGTCTCATGACGGTCGGCAGCGTGGACAGCGATATGGAGATTGTGGACCAGAAGAGCGCCTTCAAGTCCATGGCTGCCTTCGTTGCAGCCGGCGGGCCGGTGCTCTTGAACCACGACCACGGGGGCGCCTGTGGCCGCTGCATCGCTTACCAGGGCATGCAGCGCCATAGCGATGGCGGCTGGGCTAAGACGGACGACACGGACCGCATGCAGGCCATCCAGGTGACTACCGAAATGGGGCGCGGGTACAAGTTCGCCACATTCTGGCACGGCAACGTGAGCGTAGACGATATCTGGGAGCAAGTCCGGCAACGCATGATGCCGGCCCATAGCATCGGCTTCCAGGGCTTCACGTCGGACAAGTCCACCGAGGACTTCACCGACGCGGTGACAGGTGAGACTCGACAGGCGCGGCGCATCTTCGTACGCCGCACCATGGAGTACAGCTTCGTCACCATCCCGACGCAGCAAGAGGCTGCGCTCGCGGTACAGCTCATGAAAGCGGCTGGGTTGCCGCAATGTGATACGTGCCGCGGGGCTTTGGCCCAGCGGATGCAAGACTGGGCACAGCGGCTCCCGCGTGCGCAGGGCCAGGAGATCGTCGAGCACGCCCGCCGATTGGCTGCCAAGCAGCAGATGCCGGGCGCGTTGACGGATATGGCCCGGGCGATACGCGAGGCCGCACAAGTGTGGAAAGGGAAGGGGTGAGGGATTGTGCCGGACCTGTTGAGCAAGGAACCCTTGACGGAGGAGCAAATCAAAAGCGCCTCCATGGAGGACCTGACGAAGGGCCTCCATGGGCTCGTGCAGCTCGCCCGCAAGGACAAAGAGGATGTGGAGAAGGGCCAGAAGACGCTCCGGGAGAGCCATGAGGACCTGGAGAAGCGCCTCAACAACATCGGACAGGCCGTCGAGAAGCTACGGCAATCGTACCCGCCGGAGCCAGTGACGACTGAGCGGCAAGCGGAGTATGCCGGCCGCAAGGGCGGTTTGTTCCGCAAGGGCTCGCAGACGCTCCAGCCCATCGAGATCCTGAACATGTCGCCTAACTCGCCGATGCTCCGTGGCACCGATTCCGAGTTGGTCAAGGACTTCCAGGACGCATGGGATGCTTGCGTGTTCAAGGCCGCCATCGAGGTCTGCAAAGCCGGCGGCGCGCCCAACGCTTTCGAGGTGGCGGTCAACAAGACTGTCGTGGGGCCGGACTACAAGCGCGTAGTGGATTGCGTCAAGTACATGGGCTACGACAGCGAGAAGGCCATCCAGCCCCGGGGCTATACCAAGCCCGAGGAGTTCGCCAAGCAGACGTTGATCCACCCCGAAGCGGGTGGCATCGTCAACCCGCTGACGTTCACCGTTGTGAGCGCACAGATCATCGACCTAGTGCGCATCCGGCTGAACGTTGCGGACAAGGTCGTGCAGATTCCGCTGGTACATACGAACCAGAAGCTGCCGGTGAACCGTGGCGATGCAATTGGCGTACGCCTGGGTGCTGCGACGACCGATCCACCGCCCACAGCAAACATCACGACGAGCATCCCCAACGCGGCGTTGTTCGGCACCATCAGCTTTGGCACGGCTGATTTCGACTGCGAGAACGTCGGAGCCTTCCTATGGTGGAACGACCGGGCACCGATGGAATCGGCGGTACCGCTCGTGCCGTACCTGCGCGACATGATCTCATTTGCGCATGCACGCGCTGTGGACCGCTCGACGATGTCGGGTGATATCCAGGGCCGGGCGACCGGCGTGGAGCACATGGACGACCACGCCAACAACTTCGGCGTGCGCGACGCGCGGCACCTCTGGAACGGCTTCCGCCGCATTGGGGCCAACTACATGACGAGCGGCGGCGGTGGCACTTTGGATGCCGTAGAGATCAAGGACATGATCAAACGCATGAAGCACTTTGGACTGTCGGCCGACGATCTGCATCTATGGGTCAATACAGGGCCTCTGTTCGATCTGCTTGACGATCCGTACGTGCGCACTGTGGATGTTTTCGGCCCCCAGGCGGCAATTCAGACAGGGATGGTCGCCAAGGTCTGGAACATCCCCATCAGCCCAACCGAGTGGATTCCGAATGACCTGGACGCGACCACGGGATTCTCGACGGCCGCGGGGACCACGACGGCAGCAGTGCTGGCCAACGTGAAGCGCTTCGGGCTCGGACAACTCGGCATCGTAGGCATCGAGACGACACGCATTGCACCGATGCTCACGACGATCATTCAAGCGGTGGGGTTCATGGACTTCGTGCCGTTCGAGGCCGTGGATGCGAACGAGATTTTCGCTGCGTCGTTGACGGTGCCGCTGGATATCCGGCGCAACCTCGCGGCCTAGGAGGCATTGCAAAATTCCGCCAGCAGCACGGCGGGTACCCTGGGCAGCGGAGGCTCCCAAGTCTCTTCATCACCCGCTGCCCAGGGACTTCATCCCCGGAGGTGGCAAGCGTGGCTGCACGAGCCAAGGACGACAAGGAGCCCGATGTGGCCCAGGAGTTGGCGGCTGCTCAAGACGTAAGCCAGCTTCGGGCGCTCGAGCTCATAGCAGAGAAAGCGCAACGCGAAGCCCAGAAGGTCGAGCAGGATCTTGAGGTGCGCCGCAAGAAGGCAGCTCAAGATCGACGGGCCTTTGAGGAGGCCCAACGACACGCTGCCAACGCGCAAGCGGATACAGATAACCGGGACCGCGTAGTGCCGGTCATCGTACAGGCCTACAAGGACCGGCCCGTACGGTTACCAGGCAACTACCTTGTTCCCTCTCGCACACCAGTCAAGGTCACCCGGCGCGAGCTGCGCAAGCTGCAAGGCATGAGCAATGCCGGATACGTGCAGCTCATTGTAGGTCAACTGGAATCCCCAGGCGAAGTGTACGCATGGGACAAGCACGCCAAGAGGCAGAAGGCCGAGGCGTAGATGCCCGGAAAATTCAGGATCGGCGACGCTTGGACAGGGCCATTTACCTGGACCACTGGTCAAACGACCAAGTTCCTGGTCGCCAGCAACCAAGTCACACGCACAGTTGTAGCGCAGACGGGGTTCCCGACGCTCGTCACTGAACTGATCTTAAGCGAGGACCTGCGCCGGTGGAAGCGCCTGGGTGTGTGGCTCAAGTCAACCAAGAGCGTGAATGGACAGGCGCAGACGTTTGCGACGCGCACGTGTCATCTGTTCCCTTTGTTCGCGCAGGAGTATAGCCCTAGGATCGTGGATACAGCATCGGTGTTCCCGATCTTTGCCGACATGGGCGCGAGCGGTGGCATCGATACGACGCTCCGCAACCAGCCGACATTCAACACGACCAACTCGCCCATCATCGACAGCATGGGTTTGAATGCCGTGAGCCAGGCCATGATCCTGCTCAGCGCCTTTAACGGCGAGTGGGCCATGGGACCCGTAACGCGCGTGGGTATCGTGTTGGACTTCGTCTCGTCGGCCATCACGACGACCAATACCTACGACATGGAGATCCGCTTCATGTACGGAGACTGACATGGGCGCCTATGTGGTGCGCATCGCGGGGCCGGCAGTCACGAAAGCGAACCTGGAGCTGGTGACCTTGAGCGAGCTCAAAATCTTCTTGGATAAGGAAGGCGAGACGGCCGACGACAATCGCATGCAGCAGGTCGTGGATGGCGTGAATCGCGCAGCCTACCACCGCATGCGCGAGCGCTTCATCAAGCACAACAGTACAAACTGGGATCTAGTGCTTGATGGCAGCTGGGACGGTTGGCTGCTGGCGTTACCATACAGGCCCATTGCTGCCTTCACGAGCATCGCCCGGGGTTACTACTCAGCTGGCGGCTGGGTGAGCGATTACGTGTACCCGACGAGCGAGTACGTGCGGGACGATGAAGCCGCCTTGTTGCACAACGTGTATGACGGTTGGCCGTCAGGAAAGCAGACGCTTCGTGTCGTCTACCAGGCCGGCTTCACGGCGGCCCCCGAGGACGTAAAGCATGCGCTCCTGCAGTGGATGTCGATTGAGTGGCGGCGCGCCGCAGGTGAGCGCCTGGACCAGACGAGCGAGAGCGATGAGTCTGGAGCCACGAGCTACACCTTTACGACCATCCCAGGATCAGCGGCGGCCGTGTTCGAGCGGTATGCCAACAAGGGGGGCCTGATCTAAGTGGCCCAAGCGGTCGAGATCACTGGCCTGCAGGAGATCACCCATAAGCTGGGGCTTTTCGTTGGCCGCTTGGGGCCGGAAACTGAGCAGGCGCTGTTCGAGGGCGCCGAGCTCGTGCGCACGCACATGGTGGAGACCTATTTGACTAGTGGACCGCTTTACGTAGGCAAAACTGGCCGTCTGCGCGGTGGCTGGCGACCGCAACGTGTACCGGGGACGCTGGATGCGGCTACGGTTATCTTGGGTACACGCGTCAAGTACGCCCGCGTGCACAACTACGGCTTCAGCGGCCCTGTATGGGTCAAGGAGCACCTGCGGCGACCAGGGCAGCGCCGGAGGCTGGCTCCGGTGCGTGGCACGCAGGCCAAGCTGCGCCGGCGTGGTGAGGTGCGACGCAAGCGCGAGGCCCACGAGAACAGGGAGCGCCGCTCACGTGCGGCCCATGGCGTGGGTGTCAGGAAGCAGCAGCAGCTCGCCCGCGCCGCCCGCCGCATGCGCGGCCTGCAGGGCAACATCGAGCCTTTGAGCGGCCGACTGGATGGTGGTGGAGGTCTCGTGCAGGTGCGCGCGCATGGGCGGTTCATGAAGATCAGGGGGCACCTGTACCTAGAGCGGAGCGTCAGGGACAAGACGCCAGCTGTGCTAGCGCTTCTGACCAAGCGCCTAGCTAGGGGGTTCCTGTGACAGCCGATGAGATTGCCAAGGTCTACGAGATCGCCGGGCGGCTGGCTGAGTGCGAGCACGTCCTGCACGGCATCGTGGAAGTGTACCACGGGAGCCGCGGCGATGCGCAGCAGTCTAGCCTAGTCCGCAAGCTGGCAGATCAGCTTCATGATGTGGCGGAAACGATGGAAGGGCGCAACACGTGAGCATTCGGCAAGACGCGCTCGACGCGCTCGTGACCATTCTGCAAGGCATTACGCCTGCCGCGGGATTCAGTTTCGATCTCTCGCCACCTGGAGCAGTGGATCAGGGCGTGCTGACGCGCAGCTTGCGGGTGGAATCCACGCAATCGGTGCACGTGCAGGTGCAGGAGGGCACCGAGGAGCACAAGGCAATTTTTGTATCGCCTGACACCGAACGCGAGGTGCTGCTGGAGCTAGTGCTGGACTTGATGCTCCGGGGCTCGCGCGACGAGCCCCCGCGGCAGCGTCTCAACCGGCTGATCGCGGACGTGAACAAACGCGTGGGACAGACGCCCACGCTCAACAACAAGGTGCAGCGCGCACACATCGCACGTGTCGCGCAACCGGCCTATGATCCGGCTGGAGACGTGGCCTTCGTGGCGGTCCATGTGGTGGCCGATTACCACTACATGGCGGGAACGACTATCTAACGTCGGCGCCTGGGACCTGGGGCGGCGGCTGTGGTGGTGGGGAGGTGGTAACAGGTGCCGACAATCGTACACGGCAATGATGCCTTTACCGGAGTCGAGATCCGGGACGAGAGCGCCTACCAGACGGGTACCGGCAGCTTCATCGGGGTGCCAGTCATCCGGGAGACGATGCACCTGGAATACGACCAGGTGCCCCCTAGCCCGGAGTTCGGCAGCATCGGCAGCCAGACGCTGGTCGAGGTGCTGAACAAGCGCGGTACTGGAGAGCTGGTCTTCAATCCACGCATCGACGGTAGCTGGTTCAACTTCTTGCTCGGCCATGTGTTCGGCGAGGAGCGCCGTGTGCTTAACACCTTCCTCGACGATACAGTTGCCACAGGCGGCAACTCGCACTGGTACTTGCCGAACAACGTAGGCCGCAGTATGGCCATACGTGTGTGGAAGTCAGGGCCGAGTGCTGCGGGCCGCTGGGCAGAGTTCCGCGGCTGTATTGTGACGAGCTTCCGATTCGAGCTGCCGCCGGATGGGTTGGCCACAGTTACCATCGCTTTCGTGGCAGCCACGGAAGTGGATACCGACGTAACGGGCTCGCCTGCGGCGCCAACGGGCGCCATCACGACCAAGGCACGGTGGTTGACCAACACGGGAGCCAACTTCCAGACCGGTGCGACACTGGCGAATCGTGATGTGCGTGGGTTCACGCTCAACGTGGACCGTCACGTGACAGCTGATCCTGCGTTCATGAACAGCATCGACACGGCAAACCAGCCGGGGCCCACGGAGAACCGCACGGTGACGTGCGAGGTGCTGGGCTTGCTGACGCAAGACTTCGCAGCTAGCGGCCAACCAGCGACCGAGTACTTGAACCGCACGGCGAGCAAATGCCGCATTCGACTACGCGATACCGTAGTGGCGGCAGCCGGACAAGTGTACGCCATGGACCTGGATTTCCCTAGCGTCAGTTGGATCGCCGGCGATGATAGCGTCAAGGAGGCCGGCAACAACCCCGTGAGCCATACATTCCAGGCCATCGAGGGTGCGACTGCCACGCCCGCGCATGGCAACATGGACGCACGCATCGGCGTCTTTGTGGCTGACACAGTGGATCTAGACGATCACTTTACTGTGGACGCCGGCAACGTCGTCCAGTCGTAAGGGGGTGAACAAGTGCCGACTATCATCCATGGCAGCCAGACCTTCGTGGCGCTTGAGATCGCCGCGCGCATCTCGGCTGCAGACGATCCGTCGTATCCCAGCGCGTACTTCCGTGTGCCGTTTGCCGGCGAGACCATGCGGCTCGAGCGCGCACAGCTCGCGGCATCGTCCGAGATCGCGGCCGTAGGGGCCATCAAGACGCTGGATTACGGCGCCGGTAGGTGGCGCGGGCAGTTCCGCACGCTCGTCTACTACAACGCAACGTTTTTCCACATTCTCTTGTGCCAGCTCATGGGTGGTCTTGAGGGCCGGACGGCAGACCGCCTATTGAATGGCGTGACAGCGCCTGGTGCGACACCAACGACCAGTGCGCACTGGTACATCCCGCAGAGCTACAAGATGGACCTGGACGGGAGCAGGAGCGCATTGACCTATGGCCTTGCCCTACGGATCAGCAAGATGGGCCCCGATACCACCGCCGGGACCATTGAGAAGATCCTGGGCGCGCGCATCGTCGGTTGCACCATCCAGCAGGACGCAGATGGATGGCTGACAGCGCTCTGGGATGTGCTGGGGCCGGAGCCGACGCGGCTGTCCGGGGTGGGCGTGACGCCCATCGCCATGCAATCCAACAGGTACTTCGTCAAGCCGCTCGACTTGAGCAAGGACAACACGCACCCGGTGCTGGCCAGCATCAGCGAGGGTGGTGCGCTCGTCAATGTTCGCAACTTGCGCGAATTCACGCTGCGCTTCGATAACAAGATCGAGTTCCCGCCGCGTTACGCGACTAGCTTTGATACGGACAACAACGTGGGCCACGTGGCGGCAGTAGAGGCTGGCAGCAACTACGTTTCGTTGCTGGAGCAGGAATCGCTAGATGTGTCAGGCGGACAGGTTTACTGGGAATTCGTTGCGGGCGCTACGGTCTCAGGTATTCGCCGCTTGCGATGGATTAGCGCACCTACTGGTGCCACGCACTCACCTCTTACGCCATTGGCTGACGCAGCCAACAATGTGCCCTATGCCTTTGAGATCGCAACTAATGCCGGTGTGGTCTCGGAAGCGCAGAATCCAATCGAGTCAGGCGCCGCGCTCACTTTCCGCTGGGCCGAGCGGTGGTTCCGCGGCAGCATCGGCGGCGCCACTTGGGCCCCGCCCACCGTCTACAAGGTGCCACTCCTCATCGCCGCGCAAGTGGCGGATGGAGATGACGGATCAGCGAAGTTCAACACGCCTGCCACGACAGGGGGCAATGAGCCGCACTCGACGTTGCTCTAGACGAGGGGTTAGAGCGACACCCACGCGAGCCACCTGCCCACCGGCCGGAGACCCCTCGTGTTCGACCCGGGCGTGCAGTGTGGCTCGCTCTTTTAGCGCGAGGGGAAGAAAGATGAGTGACGAGAACGGAACTGGCGACATCTTCACTGCCCTGGGCGTGCCCATGGTGGACGTGTGGTACCCCTGCGGGGCTTGCGAGCACGCTATCGAACTGCACGTAGTGGGTCAATGCGCAGAATCACAAGCGCGGTTTGCCAACGGAGCAGTTGGTCCCTGTCCCTGCAATGGATTCATAGGCGGTTACCCGGACGGTACACCTAGGGGTGTTCGCCTGCGCCAGCTGGCCAACCATGAGTGGTCGAGCTTCCTGGATGAACGGGGCTTACCCACGGGTTTGCCTGTGCTGCAAGCCGATAGCCCATCACCTAGCCGTACGGAGCGCGAAGAGACGCACCGATGGGCCTGCCGATTGGTCCAGGCGACGCTGCAGGCGGTGCGCGTCTGGGATGCGGGGCTCGGAAAGACACGCTGGCAAGGTGTGCGGGTGCTGGATACAGGCGCCACGGCTGACAACGGCAAGTGGGAAATCACGCTGGACCAGCTCGACCGTTTGGGTTCTGGGCTCGTAGACGAGTGCGCAGCACGCCTGGTGCACGACTTGAACGAAGGGGCAGGCGCCTTTACTGGCGTGGTGCGCAAGTTTCGCGGTCCCCGAACTGGCGATGTATCACCAGCTAGCAGTGAGCTACGGGAGGGCGCCGCACGAGTGGGCATGGAACCGGCTGGATCGGCCGGGTGAATGGGTGCCGGGGGATCGCATGGTGTTCGATATCCTGTGCATGCAGGCCTACGCCATGGAGCTCGAGAAGCTGAGGGCCGCGACGCGTGGCTGAGAACGTCCTAGAGATCATCTTTCGCGCCCGGAACGCTGACCAGGTAGCACGGGCTACCGAGGAGCTGACGGCGGCGCTGCGCGAGCTGGGCCCTGCGGCAGCTGAGGGCTCCCAGGGCGTCGAGCGCCTGGAGGAAACGACCGGGCGGGTCACCCAGGCGATCAGCCAGGCAGCTGAGCAGGGCGGGCCTATCCCATTGGGCGTCACTGTGCCCGAAGGGCTACAGCAGGAGGTCGCCAAGCTACGGGAGGAGCTGGACAAGCTGCGGGGCGCAGCAGAGGCCGCCGGCAAGGGCACAGAGGAGGCTGCGCGGCGTTCCCGAGGCCTGGGCGGGCAATTGGGGCCAGCGGCGACCGCGGCGAAGGATCTCGGCGGTGCGTTGACTGGCCTTGCTCTGCGCGCGGCCGCCACCGTGGGTGGATTCCTCGCCATCGAGCGCACCGTGCGGAGTGTCATCCGGGCTGCCTCAGAAGCCGAGCAGGCCCAGACGCAGCTCGCCTTCAGCTTCCAGGCAGTCGGGCGGTTCTCTGGGGCTGCCGTTCAGGAGATGCAGCGCTTCGCTACCGCCCAGTCCGCTGTAACGCGCTTCTCAGACGAGCAGGTCCAGTCCACCGCTGCGCTCATCCAGCAGGTAGGGCGCCTCTCGGGTCCGGCGCTCCAGCAGGCCACCCAGGCGGCGCTCGATCTAGCCACGGGCCTGGGCCGCACAACTGACGCCATGGCGCTCCTCATCGCCCGCGCCGCCCAGGGAGAGACCGAGGGCTTTGGCCGCCTGGGAATCGTCATCGATCAGACGCTCCCCAAGAGCCAGCGGTTCCAGGCGGCCCTCGAGGGCATCAACCGCTCCTTCGGCGGCGCCTCGCAAGCCTCCGTGCGGACCTATGCGGGTGCCGTGGATCAACTGCGCAACACGATGGGCGAGCTGGGGGAGACCATCGGCGGCGTGGTCTTGCCCCGCCTCGCCCAGCTTGCCCGGAGTCTGACCGGCAGCGTGCAGGCCTTTCTAGGTCTCGGCACCTCTGGCAGCCGGGCCACACGCGACCTGGTGCGCGACTTGGAAGCCCTGGCGGTGGCAGCCGAGAAGAATAGCGGCACAGCGGCACGCATCTTCCGCGAGCGCTTCGCCAACCTAGAGCAAGAGATCGTGACGCAGTTCCGTATCGAGGTGCTGCGCGGTGATCTGGACGAGACGCTACGCACGCTCGCTTTCCTGGATGAGGTAGTTAAGTCGAGCGGCGCAGCTGCAAGCCAGGAGTTCCTGCGCGTCATAGAACAGATGCGCGCCATCGCGGCCGAAGGCATCCCCGTCAAGGTGGCCGTGCAAGCAACCCAGGCTGCCACGGCGCTACAGGATGCCATCCGGCAACTCAGGGGCGCCGAGACACTGGACGTGCTCGTCAAGGGCACGCCGGATTTCCAGCAGGCATTGCGGGACTTCCAAGCCTTCAAGGCTACGGTCGAGCAACCCGTACTGATCCAGGCCGACCGCTCACGCCTACAGGATCTTCAAGCTGAGTTGGCCACAGTAGAAGAGCAGCTGCTGGCCTTGCGAGACGCTGGAGAAGTCGGCATCGAGCTGGGAACGACGCTTGCCAGGGCCGAGGAGCTGCGCCGCGAGATTGCAGCAGTGCAGGCCCAGCTAGATGTGCTCAGCAGGAGCGGCTTGCTACAACAGACAGTCGCGCTACGCATCAACCGCGCCCAGACCGAGGAAGAGCTGGCGGAGATCCTGCGCATCCTGGAGGAGCAGTTTAAGGAAGCCAGCGACAAGGCCGTGGTGGATGTGTCGCTCGTGGCCAGCGCGGATTCCTTGCTGGCGACGCTTGCTCAGGCCCGGCAGTTGGTCGAGCAGCGCCGCGTGCAGATCAAGCTGCCGGACATCGAGGCCAATGTGCGCCTACAGACAGAGACCGCGCAGGCGGCGCTCGACCGGCTGGCGGCGACAGTGCGGTCGCTCCAAGAACAAGCCGGGGCGCCGTCGGCGGTGATCCTGGACACGCAGGCGCTCCTGGCAAGCGGGCAGGCGGGAGAGCAGGCGCTCGACCGCCTGGGGGCGGCGCTCGACGCCGTAGCGGCCCGCCGCGAGCCGGCCGAGCTGGTGGCTGCCTATGATCAACTGGGCCAGGTGCTCCTCGCTGTTGGTCAAAGCGCACTCGTGCTGGATGTGACGCTTGGGGCGACCCTTGCCGCGCAGCGTCAGCGCCTGCTCGATCTCTTGCGTGAGCTGGGACCGCTAGAGCAGGCGCGTAGCTTGCGCATCGAGGCCGAGGCGCACATCGAGTTGGGTCAGCTGCAGCTTGCCCGGCAGTTGCTGGAGGACATCAAGAAGCTTGCGGCTGAGACTCACGACGTGAAGATCCAGCTAGAGGTGCAGCGCCTAGAGAAAGATCTTAAGGGTGCCGAGGATGCGGCCGGTGTGGGCGCATCAAAGATCGCCGAGGTGTTCCGCACCAAACTGGAAGGCGCTACCACAGATGTGCTAGTTGCTGGGTTCAGACAAACTCTGGGCCTCATGGAACAGGATGCGCAAAACTTTTCCGGCAAGATACAATCGATTTTTAGCAACATGGTTGATGCACTTATAGCTAAACTGTCCGAGTTGGCAGTAGCGGGCTTTTTCAAGGCCATTGGTCGGCTCATCGGCACCATCGTGCCCGGCGAAGTGAAAGTGCCGCGCACTGGCTCGGCTGGCATACCAGCAACACCCCCACCGCTCC